AGCCTGAAGCAAAACAGAAAAAACTCAACCAACTAATTATTCAGCGCAATCGTATCGTGTCAGATATGGCGAAACTGAAGAAGAGAATAAGAGATGTTTAAAACAATTGTCTTGGCTTGCCTCGTTGCCAGCCCTACCGAATGCTGGGAATACACCGATGCGTGGGGTCCGTACAAAACAAGAGAGCAATGCGTAAGCCGCGCCTACCAGATGGGTAATGCTATCCTTGAAATAAACAAGGGTAAAATAAAACCACAGAAGTTTCGTTGCGATGTTTTGAAAGGAACACAGCTATGATTTTAGCAAGTCTAATTGGACCCGTTGCTGAGTTAGCCAAGGGTTATTTCAACAACAAGAAAGAAAAGGCTGTAGCAACACAGAAGCTAGAGGTCGCAAAAATTGAGGCCAAGGTTACCAAAGTTCAGCAAGATGGGGACTGGGAAGAGGCCGCTATAAAAGCCACTGACTCGTCATGGAAAGATGAGGCATGGACCATAGCCTTTATTTTATTAATTGCAGCTTGTATGTGGCCTGATGCCCAGCCTTATATCAAGCAAGGCTTTATTGTACTCAAAGAAGACTGCCCAGAATTTATATCGTGGGGAATCTTAGCTTCAATCGGTGCGTCCTTTGGTCTCAAAAGTATCGGGGCATTTAGGAAGTGAGCGATAAAGAAAAGCCCATATCCATTGGCATTACTGAGAATAGTTTTGAGTTGATACTCAGAATATTGGGTAACGAGTTCATAGCTATACGAATAGGTAGTACAAACTTCAGCGGTAAATTAATTGCGGGTAGTATCTTGTTGCTTTTCTTTACATTCATGCTGTTAGAAGTGTTCGGTTTATCTCGTATGCTAGGCATTGAGCAATGATAATGTGGGACATGCATGACCACACAACCCCAGAGCAAGCGAGGAAGAACAGAATGAAAGACTGCGTCAAGGTTTGCACACTCGACTCGACAGGAAAATATTGCACAGGTTGTGGTCGAACCATCGAAGAAATTACCGAGCGGGGTAAGAAGAATGAAGATTGACTTGTTAATGGAAGAACTAACTATTGATGAGGGCTGTAAATTAGAGACTTATCTTTGTACCGAATCGGTAGCCACGTTTGGGATAGGCCACGCTGTGTTAAGGACAGACCCTGAGTGGGGCAAGGATATCGGCACTGAGGTGTCAATGGAGAGAGTGCGTGAAGTCTTTGAGCAGGACGTAGCAAACTGTGTCGCTGACTGCATGATACTTTTTAAGGGGTGGGAGAGTTATCCTGAGGAAGCACAAAGATGCTGGGCAAATATGTGCTATCAATTAGGTAGGCCACGGCTATCTCAGTTTAAAAAATCAATAGCCTTTGCTGAAGATGGTGATTGGGATTCTGTAGCCACCGAAATCTTAGACTCTCGCTGGAGTAAGCAAACCCCAGAGAGAGCCGAAAGAATTTCTAAACGTTTCAGTCGTCTTTCAATCCCTGTGTAATTCTTTTCAGCGCATCCCCAACAAACGCAAAACTCTCAGACTCATCATCCTGCATTGGAAGTGTGGCTAACAACTGAGGCCCACCTTCAAACGGCAGTGCTTTGCTATCATAAGAAATCTGAACGATATTAGCTGACGCTTGTTTCTGAATTACTAAATAAAAATCGGAAGCACCGAGTTCTATTTTAGCTGGCTTACGGCTTGAGCCATATCCTATTGAGAGGTCAAAGCCTGTTCTTGGTTGTCCTTCATTTATTTTATCGTGCATTGCTTGTCTCCAGTTAATTAACGGTAACACGGGTTATTTTGTTACACAACACCCCTTCTGTTTCAGAGAGTGGTGCAAGTCTGGTGCAATGCATTGCAACTTATTGTATTCCTTTAATAAAGATGGCATCCCGTATGCTGAAATTTATTAATTAATACAGTTAGTTGAAAGCGAGTTGCACCAGAGCTTGTGTCACGTTGTGTCACATTGTGTCAGGATGTGTCAACCCTGCACCACAGAAAATTTAGGCGCTTCAATAAGAGAAGAACCAACTTCAGAACTCTTCTTCATAAAGTTTGGGTGAAATTTTGCATAATGTTTTTGAGTAATCTCTATGGACGTGTGTGCTAGATACTTACTCACCTCGTAAATTTCCACACCATCTTTCACCATGTGGACTGCACAAGTGTGTCTCATTATATGGGGCGTAACATCGGTTGATAGCCCAGCTTTTTTAACAGCTTTCATAAAGCATGGGTAGATTGAGCGAAGCGGCTCACCTTTTTTCTCTACAAGATAACCAGACTTTGACCTGTTAATTGCATCAGCAATGTGAGGACGAAGTTTTGTTGGCATAGGAATTACTGGACGCGGCTTCTTTTTTCCAGTGATTGTTGGGTCACGGAAGTCGAGAATATTATCATCCATGCTGACGCGGTCTTTGTGCAGCCCTAGGATGGCCCCAGACCGCGCTGCCGTAGACAAAGCTATGTTGAGCCATAAACTTAAGTGATAGCTGTCAGAGGACTCCAGAAGCGCGGCAATCTCCTCACGCGATAAGTACCTATCCCTCACGCCAGATTTGACGTTCTCAAATTGTACAGGATTCCAGTCAATCAACTCAACCTTGCGACAAAACATCAATGCAGCATGTAGTAAACTTAATTCGCGTGAAGCTGTCGAGGCTTTCACCTTACGATTTCGGATGTACTCCACAGTCTTACGATTTGTTATCGTTGGTATTTCCAAATCACCCATGTGGATAAGAAGCTGTTTCACAATAGAGTGATGCCTTTCAAGATTTTTATTTGTAGTTCCTCGCGCAACTAACTCCTTTGTATATTCGTGCAACACCTGACTTATATGAGTACAAACCCCTATTTGCTCAGAGTTTAATCCATTCAGGAAGTTATCATAGAATAACCTAGCCTCTGTTTCATCTTTCGTCCCTGTTGAAATGCTCTGGTATTTTGTTTTCCACTGTCCCTTAACAAGGACTTTTTCGGGCCAGAAGATTTCAAAGTTTCTCTGTCCCTTCCTGCGAAGTGTATATTCCATTGCTCTTCTCCTTTATTTTCATAAGAACAGACGGACGTTAACAGAATTCGTACCAATCGTCCACAGTCTAGGACTGAAATATCACCGCGCTGTATCATTCGATACACAGTAGACCGTGATACATTCCACCTACTCATTAGTTGCTGAACTGTTAAGACTGTATCTTGCTCTGTCATCTCTTACCCTGACTAGTTAATATTAAAAGTTATAAGTTATGGGTTGCCGGGCCGGGTCAACGTAACTACAAAGTTATGACTTCCATTCCTTTATAAGCATGTCCATTTTTGCACGGGCCAACTCACTATCTTGATGACCTAGGTCGGACCTACTTTTAATTTGTAAGTAGGCTCTCAAAGCACACGCAGCTTCTATCTCCATATCTCCAAGTCCCCAGCCATAGAACCCTTCGACCGCTGACTTAACTTCCATAAACTTCTGGAAACTTTCTTCCTTACAGAGAAGCGCGGCTCGTTGGATGTACCGTTTGTTGGGGCTTTCCTTTGGCTGTTCAGGATTATCGTAGTCGAGAGCCTGAAGACCAATCGCCAACGGAGTTCCCGGCTGTGCGTGGATGAGCCAGTCAGCATTTCCAAACTCAGCAACTGTTAGTGTAAGCTGCCACAGTCCATCGTTTGTTTGTCTCATGTTGTGTTTCTTTGCCTCAAACCCAGAGACTTCTTGGAATGCTGACAGAGGGATAGGCTTCACTATTCTAACTCCTCGTAGTAGACCGCTTGATATGCGTCACGAATGAGCGCACCAACAGAGATATGTTTGTTTTGTTTAACGGTTTGCTGGTGGGCAATCTTTGCAAGGATGGTCCAATCTATTAAGGGCATTAACAAGTTATAGGTTTTTGTTTCATCGGCTAACTTAGGTTTCGGCATTTGTTTCTCTCCACAAAAGCTCTGCTTCTTTCAAAGCATCCACACCCTCAAGCACCCAGAATAAACGCTCACCATCTCGACATGTGTGCAGCTTGTGATGACACAAGCCACAAAGCGGCACGGTGTATTGGTCACCCACCTTCTGCCCGAACCCACGTTCTTCAGAGAACTGGATATGGTGGGCATGAGAACGAGGTGGGTGAAAACAAACTAGACAAGGTAAAGACCTCACCCTGTCTAGATGTTTCTTTGACCGTACCTTCTTTGTTTTAAAACGGGATATCATCATCCATTTCAGTGGATTTAGATGTCGTTGCAGCAGCCGCGCCCTTTGGGGGAAGAGTAAAGTCATCAACCCTGACATCAAGGTTCATGTAACTCTTGCCGTCCTTCTCGTTCAGCTTTGCTGAGAGCTTACCTATGACTGTGACGGATGCGCCTTTCTTAAAGCCATCAATAAACTTTGACGCGATACTTTCATCTTTGAACCACTTATAGCAGTTGAACCAATGTGTGTGCTGGTTGTCTTCAGCCCTTTTGTCGTATTGATTTTGAGCAACCTTGAACATAAGAACGTTCTTGTCACCACCTGATAGTTTTGCATCATCAACAACGTTTCCGCTGAATGTAATTGACTGTAAATTATCTGCCATTTTCTTTTCCTTACGCTACAATATCAGGAAGATTGTTCCTGATTTCTTTAATTTCTTTTACTATTTCAGAGTGCTTCTCCTCTGAATCTGACTTCAGGTCTTCAAGAAAAACCTTATGCTCTTTGAGTAAACCGTTTACCTCTGGCTTACTCTTACAAGCGTTCATCCTGTCGAGGAGTTTGTCAGCCGTGATTAGGTGGATAACCTTGCCTGTTTCCACAGCATCAACAACCTCATTTGCTGAAGCCATCTGCCCACCATGCACACCAAGATTTCCGATTAACCGCCCAAGGGCTGATGTCTCTCCATTCTCGACAGCACTGGTTTTGTTTATGTTGTGAGCAGTCCTTAATTCTTCAGCAGTACCTGTTGCTTTTACGTTCTTCATAGAGACACATTCAAAGCCGTCTTCATTAATGATGACATCAATCTCTTCAGCTAAGTAGGCGCGAGAGATAACCTTGTCGTCAGTGATGTCAACCCGTGTGAACACATTGGTTAGAGGAAGGATGTCCTCTGCACTCATGTTTGACCTGAACAACTCCATCCTCAAGGGGACTGTAGAGTAACTCTTTCCACCTATCTTTACCTTGCCAAACTCAGCCTTGTTTATTTTTAATTGAAGGTCTTTGATTTTATCATTCATTAGTTACTAACTCCTGAGTAAAAAGTTCAGATTGATATTGGTCACAGAACTCAGCCACCTCGCAAAACCTTTTGCATCGAATAGGTTCCGCTGTTCTCTTTTCAATCCTTACAGATGACTTAGTATTGTAGTTAAGGGCTTCATCTTCTGTGCTAAAAACCCGGATGGCCTTACCAGTTTTTTGGGAGACCACAGCGTACTTAGCTTGAGACATCCATCGCTCTTCTTCCGTACAAAGCGGTATGTCTTCTGAGAAGTGAGCGTCCAGCCGTTCTTTTATATATGCTTCCGTCTCTTCTGGTGACCACATGTTTAATTCAAACACAGGAAACATTGTATCTGGATAGTTACCCGTCACCCGTATGTCGGACCAGTCCCTAACAACTGCGCTGATAAACAATCTCTCTGGGTTCATTCCATTCTGACGCAACAAGAAAGCATATATGTTTAGCTGCCGCTCAAACTCAATCATCTCTGACTGAGCCTTGTAAGATGTCATCACCTTGTAGTCCCAGATGTTTACGCCTGTATCAGTAGGCTCGACCGCATCTATAGCACCTGAAATAAACTTGCCGTGAACGTCAGCATAAAACCGCTCTTCAGTTATCCAATCCTTCGGAGCGTAGGATTCCATATGAGAGTGCCACGCCTCTCCCAGCTTGGCAAAGCCACGCTTGAGGTAATCAACTTTGATATCTTTGAAGTGTTTCTTTTGAAGACGATGGACTCTTGGCGAGTCCTTCAGCCTTGTCGCACTGATGTCTGTTGGCAGTGCGCCACTGTCGTAGTTTTCTGAATGGAGATAGTTCTCCAACGACTGAGGTAAAAAGGTACGTTCTAATTTCATGCCTCACCGTATCAAAACGGTATGAGGATGTCAACTTATTTCAGACTACGTTACGTCAGAAATCTGCACCCTTCCAAGTCATCATGCCAATTACCTCGACCTTATCTGGTGAAACCTTAACCGCGTCTTTGCCAAGGACATCCGTTGAAACGGTTATTTCATCATCACCAAACCTTACTTCAGCCCAGCGGAAATACATTCGGTTGTTGGTCTTTATCAAGTACACACCTTTTTTACTCACAGTTTCTTGTGGAACTACCCCAGCGGTAACACCTTCATTAGCTAGCGCATCACAATCTGTATTACTAACTCTCACATAAAAGAACTCTTTATCATCTCCTTTTAAATTCAAGGCTTGAAAGTCTTTATACATGCTAATCGTTGTGAGGAACTTAAGCTCTTCATCACCATCCGATGCCGCATAGATACGAGCCTCGACATAATCTCTCATGTTAACTGAGTCTGGTGCTTTTTCTGTCTGCTTAGAAAGACCGAACAGGTAGTTGAGATTGATGTCTAGCTTTTGACCTATCTCGCGAATGAGCATGAGGTCTGGATGTACAGGACCAGAGACAACATGATTAAAAGTACGAGCATCCATGCCAACCAATTTAGCAGCATCGGTCTGCGTCATATCTTTCGTGTGTAACACACCCCTTAAACGTTCCCTAAACTCTGGGTAATCACGTTTAACTCTCGTAACTTTTCTATCTAAGGTCGCCATATATTTACTCCTTTAATAGTGACACTATGTTCCACATATACATTATCTTTCTTGTGTACAAGTGAACAGAACAGGAACACTGTTGTTTTTAGTATGAAATATGTAGTTAAAAGAAAAAAAACTGTGAAGCGTAGGGCTTCAACAGTCAGAAAGGAACCTGAATTAGCTATCCAAATAGAAATAATTGAGATGCTAAAGAAGGAATTAAAGAAAAATGTTTGCTTCACTGCCTTCCCTGCGGGTGGCGGTGGAAGGGTAAGAGGTGCTAAACTAAAACGTGCTGGACTTCAGGCTGGTTGGCCTGACATTCAGCTTATAAGTGAAGGCATGTTCTTTGGTCTAGAGGTGAAGACAAAGGTAGGAAAACTTTCTCCAGCGCAGCTTGCACTGCATAAAAAACTACAAGCAATCGGGTGTTCCATTGCTGTAGTGCGGTCAGTATCAGAGGCACAGGAGAAAATTGTTGACTGGGATATCTCTAGAAGCGATAAACAGAATGTGGAGAGCAGTAGTCCTGCAATCATTACTTGATGCAGCGGGGCTAGGCCGTTCTCTCAACGCCTCTTGGCCTGAGTGGAAGCATGCACAAGTAAAACAGGAAGCCGTCCAATGGCTTTCTGAGGACAGTCAAGATTTCTCTGATGTCTGTGATGCTGCGACCATCCCTCAAGAAGCTATACGAAAATTTGCCAAGCGGCTCATCCGTGGTGACGTTGCTGCAAAAAAATTATTAATCGAATGGCGAGATACTTTCGCCAAACAGGGAAGGAAAATAATAGATGGCGTGGAAGTCGAACAAGAACCCGATGTTTCGGACGAAATTTTCTGAGGATATATTTAATACAAAGTACGCACACGAAAACGCAACGACATGGGCAGAGCTATCACGCACTCTCGTTGAGGATGTCTGCCGTGACATGATGCCTCAAGATGAGAAGGATGAATTGATTGACCACCTCACCAATCTTCGGTGGGTAGCTGGTGGAAGGTACTTATATTATGCTGGTCGTAAAAATAAATTTTTTAATAATTGTTTCTTGTTAAAAGCTGAAGAAGACACACGGGAAGACTGGGCAAATCTGAGTTGGAAGTCTGAGAGTTGTTTGATGACTGGCGGTGGAATAGGTATTGACTACTCAATATACAGGCCAGCGGGTTCAGCACTGGGTGGAACTGGTGGTACTGCATCAGGTGCAGTGACCAAGATGCGTATGATAAACGAGATAGGTCGCTCCGTGATGCAGGGTGGTTCACGGCGGTCAGCAATTTACGCCAGCCTGAACTGGAAACATGGTGACATATATGATTTTCTGAACGCAAAGAACTGGCAGGATATGCCTATTGGTAAGTCAGGATACACCCTCTTCGATGCCAAACAGGATGACTTCAACTTCCCTGCCCCGCTCGATATGACAAACATCTCTGTGAATTACGACACCGAATGGCTCCTCAACTACTGGAAGACAGGCGAGGTTGGTGATGTGTTTATGAAGAACTGTCGTCAGGCTTTATCCACAGCAGAGCCGGGATTTTCTTTTAACTTCTTTGATAAAGAGAGCGAGACACTTCGTAACGCATGCACGGAAGTGACTAGCGACTCTGACTCTGACCTTTGTAACCTTGCGAGTCTTAACTTTGCTAGGATAGATGACATTGACCAGTTAAATTCTATTGTTTATCTCGTCACCAAGTTTCTTATTTGCGGTACGATTGTCGCGCAGCTACCCTATGAAAAGATTTATGAAACCCGTGAGAAAAACAGGCGGCTTGGCCTTGGTCTCATGGGTCTGCACGAATGGTTGATTAAGCGAGGGGAAACCTACGAGGTAACGCCTGAGTTACATCGGTGGCTCAAGGTGTATCAGGATGTATCAAATGGTACTTCTGCAAAGTTCGCTGATGAATTAAGTGTCAGCCGCCCAATAGCAAAGAGAGCGGTGGCCCCGACTGGAACCATAGGTATTATAGCTGGCACAACGACAGGCGTGGAGCCTTTGTTTGCTGTAGCCTACAAGCGTAGGTATCTAAAGAATAACCGATGGCATTATCAGTATGTCGTAGACGCAGCAGCGCAAGAAATGATTGATGTTCACGGTGCTAACCCTGACAAGATTGAATCCGCGATTGACCTTGCTGATGATTACGAGCGGCGGATGAAGTTTCAGTTCGATGTTCAGGCTTACGTTGACATGTCAATATCTAGTACAATTAATTTGCCTTCGTGGGGTACGCCACTCAACAATGAAGATAAGGTTGAAGGGTTTGCACAGACACTAGCCAAGTATGCTCATGGGTTAAGGGGGTTCACCGTATACCCTGATGGTGCGCGAGGTGGACAACCACTTACATCCGTTCCTTACTCTGAAGCGGTCGAGAAAACTGGCGATGAGTTTGAGGAGTCTATCGAAACTCACGACATATGTGACATCACTCAGCATGGCGGTTCGTGCGGAGTGTAGTAGACAGTATTAGAGATACTGTCATCTGAAATATGTTGACAGTATCTTTTTTAACTCTTAATGGTAGGACTATGAGGTCAGTAGGTTATTACAAAATGCATCGTGGTTGGATGGACAACCCAGTCTTAAAGGACTGTGAAGAACGTATTGTCTGGCTATCCATAATTGAACGAGCCGCATGGCAGGACACTCAAACATTTGTTAACGGTCAGTGTGTAGGTGTTCATCGTGGCACATTCTTCACAAGTCTACGCACGTTATGCAGTCATGTTTACTGGGATGCAAAGAAGGTTTCACGCTTTCTTGAACGCCTTGAAAAGTGCCACATGATTGCCACAGCAAGCGACAATGGAATGACACAGATAACTGTCTGTAATTACGATAAATATAATCCATCAAGCCACACGGATGCCACAGTGGTGACACGGAAAGTGCCACATAAAGAAGAAACAATAAAAAAGAAAGAAATATATATAGCTGGTTGGGATGAGTTTCATTCGTCATATCCGTCAGGACTTCTTGAGAATGGCAAGCCAAGGCGGTGGCCCAAGACTGGTCGGGACTCAGCACAGAATTTATTCAAGCAAGCGGTGTCTTCAGGCGCGACAGTTGTAGAACTGTGCAAGGCAGCGACTAACTACGCAAAAGAAAAGGCAGATGGTCAGTACGTTTTCAATCCCAAGAAATTTTTAAAGGACGAGCATTGGAAACAATACTTAACTGACAGCAGTCCAAAGGACAGCTTCTATTCATCTGACTGGAACTATCAATGATGGTCGATAGGTTTCTCAACAAGCACGGTGCATTTGGTTCGGAACTGGAAAGCGTTCTGGGTAAGACATTTGATGGGTGGCGTAGATGTCGCTGCCCAAAATGTTCTGACGCTAGGAAAAATAAAACAGACAGGTGTCTTGGTGTGAGGCATCCAGAGGAAGGGGATATATATGTTATCTGTCACAACTGCGGATGGCGGTCAGGCTTCGATGGCCCTAACGCCAGCAGCTTCGGAGTATCTGGAAGGTCGGTCAATAACAATCGAAACAGCAGAAAGTCTGGGGGTCTACGCCTTAAAACACCTTGGTACTGACTGCCTCGCCTTTCCTTTTTTAAAGGATGGGGAGATTGTAAACCACAAGTACAAGAATTTTCTGGATAAGAATGGCGTACCCTCTTGGTCTCAGGACAAAGGTGGAGAGCAAGTAGTTTGGAACCGTTCCATTCTAGAAGACCAATCTCTCACTGACCAGCCAGTGATAATCACTGAGGGTGAATGGGATTGTTGTGTTGCTGTACAGTGTGGGTTTATCAGGTCTGTATCCGTGCCATCAGGCGCACCATCACAAGCCATTGACCCGTCAAGAGATGATGTAAGCAACAAGTATGCCTTCGTCCGGGACATCTTGCCCTTACTTGAGGAATGTCGTGAGATAATTCTCTGCACTGATGGCGATACAAACGGTCAGGTTTTGCGCGATGACTTAGCTATCAGGCTAGGTCGCCCACGTTGTAAGTTTGTGACATACCCAAAGGGTTGTAAGGATTTGAATGATGCACTCAACAGTTACGGTGTGCGCGGTGTAGAGGAAACCATCAAACGTGCCAAGTGGTACGCTGTTGACGGTGTGTTCTCCTTCTCTCAGTTGCCACCACTTGAGGACAAGCCAGTCTATAACCTTTGCATGTCAGGGTTCGATGACCATTACAAACTGAGGCGCGGGGATTTTTCTGTAGTCACTGGAGTTCCAAGCAGCGGTAAATCAACCTTCTTAAATCATATGATGTGCAAGGTAATTAAAGAGCATGGAATGAAGGTATGCTTCGCCAGCTTTGAGCAATCGCCACAGACAGACCATCATCGTGCGTTACGGAAGTGGTGGTATTGGTCATACAAAAATAACACCGCACCACACAAAACGTTTGAGAGAGATGAGGATGCTGAAGAATTTTCAACATGGTTGGATACTTACTTCCGCATAATCTACCCAAGTTGGGACGATAGCGTAGACATTGACTGGTTACTGGAGCGCATGACTGCCGCTGTTGTGCAGGAAGATTGTGACATCGTTGTCATAGACCCCTTCAACGAGATGGAACACAACACAAGCGGAGAGAGCATGACGCTCTACATCGGGTGGTTCATCAAGACGCTGAAGAGATTTGCCAGCAAGCACAACGTGCATGTGATTGTCGTAGCCCACCCACGCAAGATTAATAAAGACGCAAAGGGCAACGTTGAACTGCCAACACTCTACGACATTGAGCAGTCAGCCATGTGGTATAACAAGGCAGACCTTGGGGTCATCATTCACCGCAGGGATGGCGTGACATTAGCACGGGTTGCAAAGTCACGTTACGAGGACATCATCGGCAAGCGCGGTGACACACATTTTATTTTTGATGAGGAGACGGCACATTTCAATGAGTACATCCCAGAAATCTTTGAGTAAGTTAGTTGAAACAAGGCTCGGTGTTCTGCGCCCTGAGTGGGCCGACAAGAACAAGCCCCGCATGCGGAGAGTTGACCAACGCACAGTTGACCGTTTGCTTTTGTCTGACAAGCTGACATCGGAACAACATAAGGCGGCTGAGTGGTATCATAATCTAGCAGCAACAGCGAACACCACGCCTCACCTTGTCTCACAAATAGGCAGCATGAGGGTTGACGGTGCGCCACGCGAGATAAGTAACCGCCAAGCAGATGCTAGGATTACACTTAAGCTGGTGGATGCTGATATAAAATTAAAGAATAATGATTATGTGCTGCGAGTGTTGAGGTCTGTAGTTATCTTTGACGAGTCAATGAGAAACCTAAGTAAGGATGATGACTTGGGAAAAAACCGAACAGGCGTAGAGACACTACGACTAGGGCTGGACACCCTTGAAAAAATAATGCCTCGCTATCAACGTTACCTATAACGTATGACGTTGCCTGTTGGGATTGATTTGATTTGATTTGGTGGTTATATATTAGGGGCGAGGCTGCATACCTCGCTTCTACTGACGAGAGGGGTAGCCGTGAGGTTATCCCTCTTTTTCTTGCAACTCA